TATAGTTGATCCAGCAACGCCATTGTTTGTAAGTAGTGCTTGGCCTTGCGCCGGACTTGTTAATACCGATGAAGATATTGCTGTACTACCGGCAAATATTTGTGCTTGTGTTACGCTACCACCTAATGATACTGACGTGCCTGCAACAGTAATTGAAGAATTGGTTAAACTTGAATTAGGAATGCTACCTAATGTAAACGTAATAGAATCAGCACCAGCATCACCTACGATATTTAAACCTGCACCTGATGATGATGCAAAGGTTAGTGTATCTGCCGCACTATCTGCTATTACATTAATGCCATTGATGGACATGGTAGCAAATGTATTTTGTGTCGGTGCCGATGTTAGATATCCAGCATCATTATTTAATTGTGTTACGTTACTGCCTGATACTACTACTTTTTTCCAAGTTGCCATTTATTTTCCCATTTTATATAAATATATGCATCAATCCAAACCTACAAAAAATGATCCAGATGTAAAATATATACCGCCATTTGGTGCAGAGCTTGTTAAGCTAATGCTTTGTGTTGCTATAACTATTACGCCACTTTGTGATACAGTTAGTATAGATTGATTATTAAAATTTTTTATTAAAAATATATTATTTACGTCACTTTTAATTTCCAGTGACCCCGTAATTACAGCACTACCAGAAAATGGAAATGTTCCGCCGCCACCGCCGCCATTTAAAGCAAATGATGCAGTAATAGCATAACTAGAAGAAATATTAAATAAAGATCCGGTTTGTAATTGTCCGGGCCTAAACTGCCTTGCCATTATGCCCATCTCCCTTTAACTACAATAATATCTGCAGATTGCAATGTATATCCTAATTCTGCAGTATCAAAAACAATTGTTTGTGTATTGACGCCTGCAGGTGACCATGTATATATAACTTTGTCAATATATTGTCCATTAATAAATACATCAAATTCATTTTTAGTTGCATACTGTAAACTCACAGGGTTAATTGCAGGTATTCCAGATATCGTAACTGTTGTTGCGTTAGAATAAGTTGCAATTTTTTCTGTCAAGTTAATCAAGTAATTCATTACATTTGCATCAATTGTTGTAGATGCCCCGCCAGATGAAACAACAATTTGTCCGCCTTGCGTAATATAATTTTGTGCTTGTAAAATTTGATTAGATATGGTAGTCGTACTAAATATATCACTGTCTACCGTCGTTTCAAATGTAATTTTCTTAGGAGAAAACATTTTTTGTATGGTCGATCGACGTGCTTCTTGACCAGATAATAAGGTACCCAATACGGTTAATGGGACCGTTGTTCGAACTAATCGGTCTTCTCCAACTGTATTTACGGTTTCAAATGCAAATGCACCCAACGTTGTAGTATATCGATTCTGTTCATTGCCCCAGGCAAATCTACTATACGGAAATATTTGATCAGTTAAATCATTCATTTGTGTTGTAAAATCACACCACATCATCATTTCATATTCTACTGTTACATATTTTGGTATGTCTACTAAGTATATTTTATCAGAAGGCTTTGGTTGATTTAATGGCACTGGAAACATTACATCTTCATACCGATTACGTTCGTTGTATGTAGATTTATATACTCGTAGATTTTGTTCTTGTGGTCTATTAGCATCAAACCCTTTAACTGAATCTCGTTCTGATACATTGTTTCGCTTTAAAACAATTATTGGAGATTGTAACATTCCCTTTTCGTCGCGCATATATCCTAATCTGCGTACGTTATCCCATTTTTCTCCGTTTGCAAAAATTACTGGAACAGGAATAGTTTGGTCTTTGTCTATTATTTGCGGCTGAATTTCATTTTCAATAAACCATTTAATTGCATAGTCAATGTCATATATGGTTCGTTTTGGGGTACGAATAATATCATCATCTCGACGACTTTGCATTGATCTATTCAGTGTCAAATCATTACCAATGCCCTCTGTTCTATTAGGATTTGGTTTATTTGTTTTTCGATCAATATCTTTTCTATTTAATCTAGGCATTAAAATCCTTTAAATGCAGGAGAATTATTATTGCCGCCTCGTCGTAAATTTACTATACTTTGCGGCGTTTGTCTAGTTGCATGTGCATTACATAAAATAGAAACACTATATCCAAATCCGTTGCCATTTGGCCATGTATCTGGATTTTTTCCTACAAAATATTGATTTGCATCTACATTATCTAATTCATAATATTCATTGTCCCAAAATACAATATCTCCAATTTCTGGATAAAATGTAGCTCGTTCCAATAAATCGCGTGATATTGCAAATTGTGCCGTTCTCGTATAAGAATGACCATAGTCATCCATATTAGCCGTTTTATCATCTTTAGTTATTAAACATGGAATCAAAATAGAATTATAATATGATTTTGCGTCCGATTCTCCATATAAATTTGAATTGCTATGTTCAACAACCAATTTAAAGAATTCAATTTCAGTATCAATAATCGCATTGATTAATTCAGCATTTACTGCTGCTAAAAATCTTGCATCTCTTTGACTTCCAAACAATGCCATGATTTATCCTATATATATTAGTAATGGCACTTTAGATAACATTTCATGCATCTGAGTTGCCTCTGCATTTTGACGTGTCATCATTTGTTCTTTTGTTAATTTATCTAAAAACTCTCTTAGCTGAGTTATCAATGATTCTTTTTCTGTTTGCCCTTGTGAAACTAAATCAGACCCGTTAAGTGTTACTTCACCATTCGGAATAGGTACGCTACTGTATTTATTGCGAATATATCCCAACATTTCTTTAGCTGATGCAATTCCGTATTTAATAATCCACGCACGCCCCATATCATTAATGTTACTGTAGTTTTGATATGTATATGGTATATTTGATGCGTCCGTTATAACATTGTTTATAAGTGCTGTATTGCCGAATAAAAGTGCTTCATTGTTTTTATCATCATCGAAAATAAAATCAATATATACGTTTTTAAAATATGGGGTTGCTGAACTAGATCCACTTGGGGCAACCGGTACTGGCCATAATGTTATTTCATCTCCATGTATTTCGAATGAATAACTAGATTTTCTAACTTGATCATTGAATTCAATTGCTTGCAATCTAAATAAATCTGCATTAATTGGCATCATCATAAATGATACTGACGGAGAAAATCCTCCAAAATCAAATGCATCTAGTAATTGTTGAGAACCTAATCCTGTTCCTACAAACGGGTCAAAATATCTTACAATTGCTGGTGGAGCATTATGAAGTACTCGTTTTATTTCAACGGAGCTAGTTTCTACAATTATGCCCAATGATGACGAAATTGCGTCTTTAATATTATATGTTTGTTTACCTGGTATTACATCAATCTTAAATTGTTTCCAATCAATATTACCTCCACTATTAGCTTCAGTACCATATACTTTTGAAAGCTTTGTAATATATCCAAATGAATTTCCGACAAGTGCACCGGTTAAACTAGAACCACTTAAAAATGCAGATGCGGTTTGTACGCCCAATGTATTAATCAAATTATTAACAATATTAACTTGATTAACTTGATTTGAATATTCGATAATTGAAGCTTCGAATGCAGTATAAAAATTAAGTGATTGCATTTCAACATCCATTATTGGATATCCTAAATGGCGAGCAGCGGTTTGTGCAAATTTATCTGCATGTTGTTGAAATAATGGATCATAGTCAAAAAAGCCCCATGGCGTCTCTCCGGGTGCAAATGATGAACTTCCTGGCCATATTGGACGATTTTCTGAATAATCCATTAATATATTCCTTTTTCATATAAATATCAATACGTTTCATTTAGAAGTTTTAAAATTTCATTTAATGATTCATGTCGATGATTATCTAATAGTATAATTTCATTAACATACTTTGATTTTGTTAATTTAGGCACTTCATGCACTGCCGAATCATTTGAAAATTTTAAATCTATCTGATAACGATCTCCCGTTAATATCATGATACTATCTCGCCCTAATCGAGAAACAACCATTTGAAGTTGTTGTTTAGTTAAATTTTGAAATTCATCTACAATACAAACAGCATGATCAAATGTACGTCCGCGGAAGTGTGCCAACGAAACTAATTCAATATTTTCGTCTTTTTCCATTTTATCTAATATGTCAGGCTTATCATAAACTTTACGCATATTGCTACGCAACGGAACTAACCATGGATCCATTTTTTCTGCCAATGTCCCGGGAAGAAATCCATTATCTTCATTTGATACTGTAGGACGTGTTATAATAATTTTATTGATTTTTCTTTTAAAAAACATATCTAATGCAACTTGCACTGCTAGCAAAGTTTTACCTGACCCAGCTTTGCCCAAAATAAAATTAAATGGCGTTTCTATAATTTTTGATTTTGCTTGTTTTTGTTCTTCAGACAATGTTATTGAAAATTTAATGTCATTTTTTGGTGGCGTTTTTTCACGATTTTGTGTAGTCATAACTAACCTTTTTAATTAAAATAATTTTGTAAGTGTCGTTTCTCGAAGCGTCATATCTTTTAACGTTTCAATTTTACCTAAACAAGCTTGGCGTAACGCTTTATATGTTTCTCGAGGAGCATATGGCGTTATTACTTTGATTGTAATTAATTCTTTTTCTTTACCCAGATCCTTTTCAATGTGAACCATTAAGACTAAACTTATTGCACGTATTCTATCTAATACATCTACTAATCTACCATTATAACGTATAATAGTTTGCATTGAATATTTGTTATATGATACTGCCATAATCTTTTAGTATAAATATACAACCAGTAAAAAAAGGGTGACCGAAGCCACCCTTTCCCTTTTAATTAGTTAATTCGTTAAATATAAAAGCTAATCGAAGTTAACTATTAAAGCGTGTTAAGACCATGCACGTATACTTTTCCGTAGAATTCAGGACGAACTACTTTCTTCGCGTAACGTGTCATAACACCTTTACGTGGAGTGAAGTTTACTGGATCATATACAAGTGGAGTCATAATTAATGGAATATATGGGCTAAATACAGCACCTGTTTCAAGGAACTGCGCACCACGGAATCCCATAAGGATTACATTCTCTAACATGTATGGGTTTTTGTATACTGTATAACGATTATTGATTGCACCAATTTTTTGAACGCCGGCAGCAAATTCCATTTTGTTACCATCTGTCTCAGCAGCAAATCCTGGGATAGACTCAAGGATGGTTGCAACTGCAGGAGATGTTACTAAGAAATTAGCACCACCACGTAATGTTTTTTGGTGAATCTTATTAGATACTTTTTGAAGTTTGGTACCTAAAGTTTGGAACCAACCACCTTGTGTATTATAATAT